ATACCAGGAACAGTTACATAATTAAGGGTCAGAATTGCTGCTGACCAACCCAATATAATAACTCTCACTAGGGTAGAAACCCCTTCATCAGCCCACTCAAATTTGTTTTCCTTTTTGGTTTCCTCTTTCTTTGTAGGCAGATTAAAGTCTGGCATTGTGAAAGAGCAAAGGTATAATTATTTATTTTTATACACAGTTCCATCAATCTTAATATAACCATTTTCCTCTAACCATTCTCTAGTCATAGGAGTGGGGTCATACTCTTTCCACATCTTACCTGAAGCACAAGCATTCAAAGCATTAGCAGTCATGCCTTCGGTTCTACCTGCCCATGATGCCTCTGCTTCCCAAGGTACAGCAGATTTAGGATACGTACGCTCTGCCATTTCACGCCATAGCATAGGAACTTCATCCTCTGGCATAATAATAGCAATCATACTATTTTCAATCGTACCTGCCATACAATCCTGTGCTGCGTGCCATCCTTCATGACGCATCACACTCATTAATGTACCAGGACGACCCATAAATCTTTTATTCAAAAAGAAGTTATTACTTACAGTATGATAAACACCACGGTGTCCTACAGGAAAATACTTTTCATCTGCTAGAAACACATTAACTCCGACCCTGTTAAGGGAAACAAGCATGTTGTTGAATTCAGTAGCAATAGGATAAAAAGAATCAGTATTGGGGTACTGACTAGAAATATCCAAAAGATTAGTGACTTTCTGAACTCCATCTTTACACTCTCGGAGTAACATGCATCCCATAGAATCCATGGAATAATAACCGTTCTTTAATTTATCTTCTTCAGCTAGAACTGGAGTCATCCCTAATAGGCACGAACCAATTAGGATTGATTTCAAGGCATTTTTCAAGTTTGTATACTTGTTCACGGTGGACCTCCTTCAAATATTTTTGAAAATAATGTTCAATGTTATTAATATTATCATTGCCTTGACTTACCCAATCATGACAAAACTCATAAACCGCTCTGCAATGGTCGTCTAAATGATGACTAAGAGCACGGAATACCGCTGCTCTCATTTGCATTCGATCATCTGCATATCTCCAATCTTTTGGAAATTCTGACATAGAATAATAAAAAGACTACGCTATTTAGAATAGCATAGTCTATGTGTTTGTCAAGTTTGACAGGTTTTTTTGTATTAATATTCATTTACATATGATTCACAAATGCTCCTATTCTTATAGCAAAACTTTTTTACATAAGAATTAACATCTGATTCTATAGTTTTATGTGCTTCATTATGCACATGACCAATAAAGATTAATAGTCCGCCAATCATAAGGACTATATGCAGTACTGGACTGCCTAGAGAAGAAAGAATTCTTTGTTTGTATGACATAAAAAAGGGGGACCATAGTCCCCCAAATGAAATATAGTTAGTTTATCAGAAGCTGTACTTCACACCCAACTTACCACCAACATTCAGTTCGTCGTCACCAGCAATTTCAGTCGTGATGAAAGAAAGTTCGCCATAGACACCTACTGCATCAGAAACAGCAAAACCAAGGCCTGCTTTACCAGAGAACTCAGTCTCAGTGTCTGCACCGTCTACAGCGACGACTGCAGGACCGCCCTGGACATAGTAGGAACCAGAGTCACCCAGAGCACCTTCGTAGCCCACATGGATGTCTGTCGTAGCCCCGGTGTAATCGTCTGCCGCCCAACCTGCATTGGTCTCTACGTTGACGTAGGGGCCTGCAACAGCAGCACCAGCGGAAAGGGAAAGAGCAGCAGTTGCTGCGAATAGTGATTTAATCATTTTAGAATACCTCGTAATTTTTTACTTGTGGAGTGATTACCCACAGATGATAAGAGACCCGACGTGTCTCTGTCGTTAGATTCCTCCGAGTGATCAGTTCGGATTAGACTAGTTCAAGTTTGCGGAATTCGTCTATGGAAATTGGCACATGTGACAATTGTTGTAAACTTTAACAATGCCTGTGCCCATGTATTTATATTATCAAGGACTTTTTATTCTGTCAAGTCCTGGTGTAATATCCCGTACCAGATTGCCAACTGTCATGACCTCCTTGATAATTTTCAGAACCACCAATAGTCAAATCTGGCATTAGATTAAGATCTAATGTAGTAGTGGCAGTTTGAGTTGCCATTTGATACATTAGTTCGTGGATATTATTTGGTTCTACAGATAATTCAGGTTCCCAAATATCTGTATAGAGTTTTTTATATTCTTCTTCGATTTTTTTTGAGTTTCTAATTTCAATAGATTTTTCAGTTTCTGGGGGATACCCAAACCATTCATCATACTCCAAAACTTCTGGAGCAGGAACACCAACATATCCAGTGTAATTTATAGGGTTACTACTGTACAAGTATTCTTTCATTTTAAAAACAATCCCTCACGATAGTCTAAATTTTCTTGTGTAATCATACGCATATAGTTCTCTTTTTCCTTTAATACCCCATCCTAACCAACGGTAAGCAGGTTTCATATAATATACAACTGTTTGCCCACCACCCTGAAATGCAGGAAGGTTGCGTTGGAAAGTAGGTTCATTTATCATATAACGAACCTGGCATTTAAACTCACTGGGATCACATCCGAAAGTCTTTGCGAAGTATCCTAACCCCAAATAACGGTTACTAGAAGTCCACTGAATGATCCCATAACCACCAGTAAAACAACGGTCGTAAGTAACTCTAGCACCTCCCTCACATATATTAGCAATGAATTTACTTTCTTGTTTAATATTACCCAGAATTGTTGCTAGAGCATTCCTATCAGAAATTTTAGTTTTCTCTTGGAGTTTCTCTAAAACGTACTGCTCTGAAGGAGAACAGTCAGGACACTTCCAGGTAGGACGAGTAGAAGTTTGAACCGCAATTGGTTGAGGGTCACTTACTTTAAAATTAGTAACATACGTTGATGCAACTAAAATTGTTGCTGTACTTATCGTACCAATTAATGTCGAAATCATAATCCTCATTAGAACATATCCATGATAATTGAAAGAGGGTAGTCTGTCAAGACCTACCCTCATATTTAAACTGCGTTATGTGAAGGAACCATTATTCCACCATCAAAATGATCATCATCGTCTTCATCTCTACTAGACAACGCTAACATAACAAAAAAAGGTGTGACAATAAAGATCAGAGTTTGAAGTATATTCCAATCATACGTCATGATTGTTTTGCTACTGCTGCGATAGGGATGAGCATTAGCACTGCTGCTAATAAAAATCCCATCACCATACTCCAGGAATGATTTGTCCTGTTGTTGCATAAGTTCCAACAGCAATGATAAATCCTAGCATTGCCAAACGTGAATTAAGGGTTTCTGCTTCAGTTGTGAATCCGAATTTCATTTTTTGTTCTCCAAAGTAGTGTTTTTAATAATGACTCTGCCATTTTCGTGAGTGAATTGAAGTTCATCATCGTGCCCCCAGCAGAGTTCTTCGTAAAGGGCATTTAGTTTCTCCATGTCTTCATAGAGTGCATTAGGATTAGGCATAATTTACTACCGCTTCCTCTTCATCTTTTTTACCAGATAGGTAATTTAATACTGTGACTGGATCACTTATTTCATACGGATCATTAACGGTGTTTCCGTTCCTACCACTCTCAGAAAAGATCATTTGCACATCTCCATCATCAATAATAGCAGCGTATCTCCATGAGCGATGTCCAAAACCTAAATTTGTTTTGGCAACCGACATTCCCATATTAAATGCAAACTCTCCATTACCGTCTGGAATTGGTTTAACTTTCTCAATTTTTTGAGATTTAAACCAGGCGTTCATAACAAAAGCATCGTTTACAGACATACAGTAAACTTCATCAAACCCGAGATCAATAAAATCATCATAGTGCTTTTCATATTCGGGTAGTTGCTCGTTAGGAGTAAAAGCGCCTGGAACAGAAAATAGAATAACTTTTTTGTTTAAGAAAAAATCTTGTGTTGTAACATTTTTCCATTGATATTCATTTTCTTCATTGAGAATCCTACATTTAAATGTAACTTCTGGGATGTTCATACTAAAGTGGTATCTAAAATAGATCTTATATGGTTTTTATAGAATTGTCAAGTCTCAGGCAAGACCAAAGAAAAAGTTTCCAGTAATTGCATATGAAAGAAAACCAGTGATGATTCCCATCATAGCAAAACGACCATTCATTTTTTCGGCACGTTCGGCATGAGTTTCATATCCATAACGTTCTTGATCAGTTTTAGAGACATACATTTGAGGTTCTCTTGCAAATAAATTATTTTGTCCACGGTCGTTAGTTGTTACGGTCATTTTCCCTTTGTAAAGAATTACTACATATTATATAGTAATGTAACAACTTTGTCAACTGGTCTTCCCACCTGGTTCGGAGATTCTACCCAAATATGGATTCAAATCTGTAATAGCATCCACAGTTAACTGTGCTCCGTTTTGTTGCCAGAAATTCAAAATACCATCATGACTGTTTCTATGGAAAGTTTCAATATGATCTGGATGTATTGATGAACCCAATTCAATATTATAATGTAGAATCGGTGTAGCATAGGTGCAACCAGAATTATAGATAAGATCATCCGCAACTGGACGAGGTTTAACTCCATTATCCAATTTATATTTTGTCCCACGAAGATGATATCTAATTAATTTTTCTGCATGGTGTCTAGTTATAACATAACAAGCAGTTGAAAAATCATTAACGAATCTTGTATGAATTGGTACAATAATATCTCCTGTAGAAATAATCGCTAATTGAATTACATCCCAAGCATATGGAGCACGGGAAATAAAATCTACCCATTTAAAATCCCAGTATCTAACAATATCAATATTACAATCATCTTCCATGATGACTGCATAGGGACTGTCTGATGTTTCATACCAATGATTAATTGCTTTTAAATGTGATGTAACACATCCAATTTCACCAGAACTCATGTTATCTGGGTATCGACCTTTTATAATATCACTTAAATCATCTTCTCTACCATCATATGCAGAGATGCGAGTATAGTCAGTGAGTTCCCAATATTTAAATTGAGACTCCATGTATTCCCATCTCTCTGGTTGACCATCAAGATTGATACAATATATTGGACCAAAGTTTTTTAGTTTGTATGCTGATTTATTCTTATCCATGATACTTTTTCAGATAGTCTTGATTTGAATAGTATTCTTCCAATTCTTGTTTGGACATGCTACTTAGACATGCCCAGACTTCATTGTTATGTGCCATATGCGGATTGTTAAACCATGAGTTACTTCCCCTGGAATGTTCTAGGTGATAGACGTAGTTGTTAATCCTACCTACAATATACCCTAAAGTTTTAAATCTGTAAAATCTTTCCTTATCTTCAGGAGCATATGCTCTGAAATTCTCATTTTCCATTCCACCATCAATGTAAACCTGACGGTCAAAGAACTGAGCCCATCCAAAGTCTGAAGTATGTAATTTTGAATTTTTATCAAGGTAATCAAAATCATCAGTTTCTAAAAACTTAGAAACTATTTCATCAGTTGCTTGTACTTGTTGTTGATACATTCCCTGCCCATAGGGATATACAACATGACACTCTGCTTCTAAAATAGAATCGTAGGCTTGTTCATAAGATTCTATAGGTAGTATAACATCACAATCATAGTTAACTACAATTGGTGTTTTTGCCTCCATAATCATTTCATTAAGAACTCTCTGTCGATGAAACAAAGGTTCTTCACTTTTTTCAAAAAGATGAACAATGTCTATAGGAACATTGCAAATCTCTTTCAATATTGGCATCGCATATTCTTGAAAGACTGATTTAGAGTCAACTTCTTTAATAAGAATATTTGTCTTAAAGTGTTCCAACAAAAATGCTGTTGATGTAATTACATTCCTCAACCTATCTTTAGATTCTATACGAATGGGAATGATGAATGTTGCTTTACTTAAATCAATTCTCATCGGGATACTTCCTATTATTGCAAAAATCAATATACTTTTGTTGAATATAATGATACTCTTTACTATTGATCATCCAGTTGCCTTCAGGATGCTCTATAATAGCATCATACTGTGATGTTTGATGACTACTAATACGATCATCATGATCACGATTAGCAACTAATACATCTTCAATGATGTGAGGCATTCCATTTTCCCAACGCATACGATGGTAGAAGTCAGTATCCAAAAGTAGTTTTAGATTCTCATCAAAGTATTGCTTTGATTGATTTAGAAAAGAAACAACAGATGGACTACTCAAAAGATTTCTACCTTCCAGCATATAATCAGTCCATTGTGGAGTTTTATGATCATAGAAGTTTTTACCATCCTTTGTTCCACAAAATCCACTGAACATCCATGAGCATTCAGTTTCTGTATATACTTTATCAATAAGTTCTAATGCAGAGTCACTTACAAAAATATCATCAGAGAACATTATTTTAATAATGTCTCCTTCACATTCATTAAGAGCAATGTTGATGTTTTCGCAAGGAACATCTCCTTCATACCTGACATATTTGAATTCAAAGTCATCAGAATATTCCGTACAAAGATCCAAGATCTTACTATTTTTACTTTGATCCGATACAACAACCTCAAGATCCTGACAAGTTTGAGACTTGATTGAATCTAAAAGTTCTCGCATCCACTTAGAACCATTGTCCCCACGATCATGAGTAGGGATTGCAATAGAAAATCTCATCAAATACGCTCCCACTCTTGAGGAACAAGATCAGTATCATCAAGGTTTGCTGCAGGTCCAAACCAAACTCTAGGAGAAATAACATGCTGGGATCCAGAAAGCCATGCACCCCACCAACTAAATGAAGAGTTTGCAGTGATATGATAATCACACATTGTCATCAAACACATATCAACAAGATTACTCTCTGCCTGAGAAACCATAAAACGATCTTCATCTTCAAATAACTCTTGATTCATACACCAATCTGGATCATCAGAAAATACTAAAACTGGAAGATCTGGCATCTGCTTAAGTGCTACTTCATAATATTCCATAGGGCAAAGTGGGTGATAACTTTGTTTCTCCACATAATCTGTACGACGAATATGTAAAGAAATTAAAGATCCACCATTTGAAAGTTCTGAGAATACTTGATTACATGGTTCAGATATATCATCTACAAATGCAAAGTCTTCACAAATTTCTTGATTAATATGGTTGAAATACTTTTGACTTTGAAAGAAACCATATAGATTTACATTGTCAGGACATGTATCAAATAACTCCTGGTCAAATGTAAATGAATTTTCTTCCAAGTAAGTTGCACCAAACAGTTCAATGTTTTTTAACTTTGGAAGTTTAAATGCTTCCAATAGTTGATGATCTTTATGTTCATCAATAAAATCACTTGGTGGAATACACCAGTCATATCCATGATGGGCAGCAATACCACGTAGTGCTGCATACTGAAACATTTGATTACCCAAACGACCATTACGACCTAGATGATTATAACCAATCATAATTACCTCAACGAATATCTTGAACAAAAAAGTGAAACCCGAAAGTATCTACACCATCATGATATGGCGAAACATGTCTTTCTTTAGAGAACTTTGCTGCTACTTCTATCGGAGCAAACTTACATCCATTCTCTTCGTATATATGCTTGTTATGGACACAGATATTTCCATCTTCTGATGTAGATCCATATCCAAAATGTTTATAAAAATCTCCTTTATTAACATCCCAAGGAACTTGAACTTTAGATGGTACATCTAAAAGTTTTTTACTTCGGAAACTAAACCCACCATTACCTACTGCAATGTGTTCACCAAATGGAGTGATAAAAGATCTTTCTTCCCATCTCCAAGGTGCTCCAATATAATCATAGTTAAACCAGTCATCATCCCATTGCCAAGGTCTTATGACATATCCATCAGGTTGAACAAGAAGACAATAGTCAGTACTGATATGTTTACTAAGATTATAGATACAATAATAGTTGTAGTCATGAATCGATTGAATATTATAGCATTTAGAAAACTCTACGCCCTCTGGAAGGTCTCCAGGATCCTCATGAGTGATTAATTTAACTGAACCAAAGGAAATGCCCTCCATGCTTTTCTGAAGGGCATAGAGAGCGCCTGAAATGTTATCTGAAGAGATACAAAAAAGAGTTACATTATCTAATTTAATCATTTAGTCAAGTCTCCTTCATATATGTTGGTATTTATTTTATACTCTTCCCATTCTTTTTTACATTCATCTACCGAAAATAATTTACCACCTCTATCCATATAATGAGTTACATAGTTGTATATACTACATCCAAGTGACCACCATCCCTCAGAAAGATTATGATGGAACCAATACTTAGGAGCAATACAAATTTCAAGATTGGTATTCATCCACAGGGGAAAACATGCAAATGTTGAAGATGAACAAATAATATTTCTACAATTTTTTAATGCAACAAAATCCCAAGCAATATCTACATGATAAGCAGGATACTCTGGGAGAACATGTTTTGCTGCTTGAATATCATCAGTAATTACAGCAAACTCCATATTTGGATTCATCCTTGAGACGTTTTCAATTGCATTATCCCAATAACTTCTTGGCAACCAACAACCAGGATTACCAATCATTTCTCCACCTCTGAAGTTAAGGATACACATATTCTCAATATTAGTATATTGATGATCCTTATGATCAAATACTTTAAACCAATTTCTAAAATCAGAATTTATAAAATATTCTTCAGATTGTAGATTACCATCAATCTTAGTATTATCCTTGACAGTAAACAATTGCTTATCAGTAAGTCTAAGATCAGTTTTTAACTGAGGATCTGTCCATAATGCATGACGATACTCACGATAATAACTCTCAATACCTTTTGGCAATTCATTAGGAGGCCCACCTTCTGGTCCAATACCACCTTTAACCTCTTCTCCCATAGAGGGATTCATAAAGTCATAACCCTTAAATCTTTCTGGACACTGGATACCCCAAGAGTATCCATTCTGTTCAGCAATAGATCTAAGGGTAGCGTAAACAAATAGTTGATTACCAAATCCCTGACCATTATAAAGTTCAGTGATTATCATTAGACCAGTTTCTCATAGTGTCATTGACCTCAAAGTTGCACATCCAGATGGTGAACAGAGCACGTTCAATCATCTGTCCTTCACCTGACACTCTAGCATGATCAGTGAACATTTTCAAGTTCTCATAGAATATTTTATCATACTTAAGAATGTACTCTTTTGGAACTACAAAGTTTCCCCCTGTAGGAAATCTAACATACTTTGGAAGCACAGGATTTTTAAAACAAAAACTCAAGAAATCATTATATTTTTTAAAGTATTTTGTTGGGTGCTTAGGATGATTCAAATACCAACTATCATTTTTCTCCATCCATCCACCATCACAAGACATCATGGCATATCCATTCTGAAGACTAAGTTGCGTTTGATCATGCATTTCCCAATCTTCAATTGGAGTAAAAGTTTTATTATTAATTACTTTATCAAAAACTTTTTGACTTACATGACGACCAACAATATTACCTTTAATAAATGCAGTAACATCTGGTAGATTATCATAGTGATCTATAATAAATGTCATGTAATCACTAATGTTATATCCATTAGGAGATCCATTGACGATATTATATTTGGGATATTTTTCTTTTAAGTTTGATGGTGAAAGTGTTCCACTGTTATCATTATCAATTACTCCACCATTCCATACCTTATCATAAATGATGTGCGGATTAGGATAATCCTTTAACCAGTCAAGGTTATTATTATAAGACGATATGCATAAGAAGTTCATTTGCAGACGTTACCTCCTCTACCACTTTACTATAAAAATTTTTTACGTTTAAATCAGATAAATCTATCTTTTGCATTTTTTCAAATAGATAAGATTTACTTATTAATAGTTCTTCAGTCACCTCAGAATAATCATCCACAAATAATACTGGATACTGTTTATATAAAACCTCTAAGTATGGATGTCTCTTCATGATAGGAACTCTTCTCATTAAAATAACTTCCCAATTCCTATGACAATCTATAGCATTACCAACAGGACATATCATAAACTTAGATTGAGATAAGTTGTATAAAAATACAGAATAACTTACTCTCTTATCATGAACTTCTGCCCATGATTTTCCTTTAAATAAATCCTTAATACCCATCCTTTCTGAATTAGTAGACTCACTGTGACTGACATAGAGAAGTCCTGGAGGATTTTTTGGAAGATGTTCCATATAACTTGCAATATCTTCAATTCTATTATCACCTGGATTCATTTTCCTCTGAAGTCCATAAGGTGCAGGAATTACTTTACCTCCATGAGACAGTGCATTTACAGCACTAATACAAATAACATTCTTTGGAATTAAATCAAAGATATAATCATCAATAGGAGTGTCTTCAAGATTAGTGAATATGATAAACCTCATATCAGGAAATTCTGAACAAAGTTTAAGAAGATCACTCTTTTCCATAAGACCTTCAATATAAGATCTATCACTCTCCTTCACTTTTACAATATGTCTTTTGTATAAGCGAATGTTATCAATAAACAGAGTCATATAATCTCTGCTTTTCTTTACTTCAAATACCTTTTCTACAAACTCAAGGTTAAGTAAATTAGCATCTTTCATAAAAGATGTAAAAATATTCCCCCATTGACCTGATTGATCTCCGAAGGAATAATCACATAATTCTGAAAGAGAAACTCCTTCTATTAATTGCATGATCGAATAAATTTAGAATACTGTTCTTGATTGTTTACCACATAGTCTGGATATGATTCATCAATAGGAACTGGTGTCAATTTAATTTGTCTCCCAAATGGATCAATTCCATGTTCAACACGTTCTTTTGCAAGATCTTTATTGGTTGAAGTATTATTTTCAGTATGCTCATAAGAAGCGATCTTTAATTTTAGATTATCTGCGTCACCAAAGAAACTCCAGTGCCATCCAGCGTCTTCAATCCTATGTGCATCTCTATGATCATTACGAAGAAGATCAATAGAAGTTTGAGATAGGGTTTTAAAGTTACAAATCCTGGTTCCCATCCAGTCTTCCTGATAAAGATTGTTCAAATTATAATAGAACGCTCGCTGCAATGCAACATAATGATTCTCAGGATCAAACCAAGAAAGATCTTTAATCACTAATGGATTGATAATTTCATCTGCATCGCTAGTCATAATGATGTCATCATCTTCGATACCAAAATTAACAGATCCATAGATGCTACTATCACGATTAAAGATTGCTCTTTTGAAACGTAAAGCATATCTTTCATATGGTTGTCCATTCAAATCAACTCCACTCATTGGTGTATGATATTTTACTTTTTGTTCATAGTTTGTATAGTCATCTGGAATTTCTTCAGTGATATTATGAATGATCTTATGATTAAATTTTTCAAATCTATCTTTATTGTCTTGATAGTAAAGTGGTTTAGGATTTCCACTTACAGTCCAAGGTGATTCAGTTAGAACAAAATAATCAACTACATCATCTAAGATGTTTAATCGAAGTTCTAAAAGTTCAAGTTCGTTAAAAAATATAAATGAATCAAATACTCGCATTACAATACTCCAAAATAAGTTTCCGTTGTTCTTCGTTATTTTTCCAAGTTTTAGATTCTAAGTAACCCTTTAATTCCATCATAAGAACGTTAATACCAGATGCCATTAAGATTTCTGGGTTTAAATGCTCAGTCAAATATATGTTACTACAATAAAAGTTTTTAATATTTGATGAGCATAGTGCTGCAGCAACTGCAAATGTTCCTGTTCCAGAAGATGCTAGATTTTTTGCTCGCATCAATGTTGCAAAATCACTTGCTACTGTACTAGATTTAACAGTAACATTATCATACTTCTTTAATTCTGGAATAATAGGATTGTAAGTATCATTCTCAGTTACTACAACTACTTTCTTATAAGACTCTATTAAATTCTTATAATAGATTAATGGATTTGGAGTATAGTCATGAGGAGGGTTATGCTCATGAGCGAATATATCTCCACTACGAACATGTACTACTAAAGTGTCCTCATCATAAGGAGTTCCAACACTGAACTTAAAGTTGGGTACAATATATTGCCTAGCAACTCTACTCATATTTGAGAATAAAAAACCCAAATCAATATCAAAATCTTTATTTTTAGTATTATAATGAAAGTACCTATTAGGTTGATTCAGCATTTGCTGTCCATTATAATTCAATATAACTTTATTAATAAGTTCATGCTCTGGAGTAAAGAAACCTTGTCCAGTTACTTCAGAGTGAAGTATGCCATTACATATTTGTTGGATATTGTTACCCAGTCTGCCATACCAATGAGAAACAGAATTTAATTTAGACATGATGCATATAGAATTTTATTACAGTTTTCACTTTCTTCATGTTCACAACTATATTCTACATCAAATCCATCAGAAGTCAATCGATCAACAAAATCAGAAAACTTTAGATTTCTAGAAGATATTGGATTAAACACCATGTAGATGTGCTTAGACTTTTTAATTACATTCTCGTAGTATTCTTCTTGAACATCTAATGATACTTCCGAGAAAGCGTAGTTACTAATTAATAAATCAATACCATCAATCTCACCCAGTTCTTCTAGTGTAAGAGATTGCACTCTACCATCTAAGTCATCAAACTTTGAAAGATATTTCTTAGATAACATATTAGGTTCTTCAAGATCAAAGATCAAATAGTTACTAAAACAAATTGCACCACTCAGAACCTTACATAAACCTCCATATCCACCACCAATTTCTACAATATTACCAATATCAGAACCAAAACGATTAATGATATCAAAAGTATTTTTAATGTATCGAACCGTTGTTGGAGACACTTCTCCCAAATCATCAAACTCATGAATGTCTGGATTTCCATAATTGTCATTCTCCTTAAACTTATTAAGGTTTTTTAAAACTTCTTCGATGGGAAGTTTACTTGCATACATACTTGCTTCTTCAAAAGAAACATGTTCTAAAATTTGTCTATACCTAGGATCTTGTTTAAACTGATTAAAGTACCTATTGTCAAGAGCAGCATCTCTACATGAATTTAAATATTCACCAACGTTATTAGAAATTTCCCAAGCCATAATTAACCTCCAAATAAAACACTATCACAATCAATATTAAGTTCACTATTAATTTTAAACTTATCAATTAAAACCTGACTTACTACGTTCGGATCTACGTACCAATCTTCAAAAGGAACTCCTCTGTTAGAAATATTCTTGGCGATCAGTTCATATCCATAATCTTTAAAAATTTTCCTAGACTCTTCAGCAAGTTCAATACCATCACGATAGATATCAGTTTCATATGTAATCACTGAGAACCTATATTCATCTAAAGGAAGATTCTTCAAACACTTAAGAGTTTGTGATGCAGGATCAATATCTAATTGTAGATAATCAATTTGTTTATCAAAACCTTGATCCATGAATAACTCAGAATAAGCAACCTCTAATGCATTTGAACAAACACATGGGTTTTTTCTCATTGAAGAATATCCTTCTGCTCGTTTAGGGTCAATTTCAAAAGCAATTCCTTTCCAATCAAATATACTTTCAAGTAAATAAGTGTTACTGATTATGACTCCATGATCTCCTCCAATCTCAACATAAGTTCCATTACGCTTTCCATTTAACATTGTCATAACAAACATGTCTTGAAATGCTTGAGAATAATTATTCTCAATTAGATCTACACCAGGAAATTGATATTTTAAACTACTCCGATTTACATTAAAATATCGTGAGCAATCTGGAAAAACTAATTCATCAATCATAGGTCACTCCTTCCAATATCCATAAATGTTTTTTTCAACTTCATATTCCATAGTTTTAACTTTTCTGTTTGGTTGCTTCATTGCCCAAACAAACATAGTTTCAATCAGTTCTTCAAGATTAGTTTCATCTTTAAACTCAAGAACAGTCTTTGCCTTTGTATGATCACAGTAAGCATGTTTTACTTCATGTCTTGGTTCACCATGTTCAATTGGAACATCATGACCATATTTCTTACCAATTGACTGAACAGTTTCTGCAACTTTATTCAGAGTAAAATACTTATCTGCACCAATGTTAAAGATCTCACCATCATGGTCTATTAGAAGTTTATCAAATGGTTCCATATAATAACGAATATCAGAGAATGCTCTAGTTTGTTCTCCATCACCATAGACAAGAATTGGTTGCCCATTGAGTGTCTTACGAATGAAGATACCAATTACATTACGATAACGATCCCAAATATTCTGATATGTTCCAAGAACATTATGTGGACGAACAATATTATAGCGAAGTCCGAACTGTTCATGTGCTAGTTTTAAATCACACTCAACAGCATACTTTGCAATACCATATGGATCAATTGGTTGAGGTTTCTTGTCCTCAGTAAATGGTGGTTCTTGTTCACCATATACTGCCATACTAGAAGTAAAGATTACCTTAGTATCGTAATTAATACATTCATTAATTAAATTAGCGGAGCAAATAAGATTATTGCGATAATTATAATTACGAATGAAAGGAGATAAACCTTCAGCAGCATATGCAGCGAAGTGTAATAGTACATCGGGATTATGTTCTTCAAAAAGTTCTACAACTTTTTTCCTCTTCTCCAAATTAAATTTTTTGAATACAAAGTTATCATCCTTAGGAACGAATGCTTTATATCCTCCAGATAAATCATCAATCCCAATTACCTGATGACCGTTCTTAAGTAAATGTCTAGAATAATTAGATCCAAGTAGTCCCGCACATCCAGTTACAAAAATTTTCATTGTTCAAAACTCCAAATAATTCAAAGACATTAATCTAGTATCGAATGATATAAATCATAATCTTCTTTATACCAATTTTTTATTATCTTTTTGTCTTCATCATTAATATTTATTATTACATTTTTACTTCTCTTTTTATTTTGATGGGGTACGGTCATTCCCACGTATGAAGTTCCAAGTTTCTCATTTAAGTATTCTGGTATTTTTTCAATTTTATCAAACCTAAAAAGTTTAGTACCATTGACAATAAAATCACTTTGTTTTCTTAAATGATTATCCCATACATAAGCATCTTCATCATAACATTTTTTTGCATACATCAACCACTCACTAAAATTATTAGATTTAACCCATGTAGAATGATCATACTTATAAATTCCAGAAGCATACTTTGCCTCTGGAGCATATGTTTGATTGACCCAAAAATATTCACTAATAATTCTATCTTCAGGATGTCTAACAATAGCAAAAGTAAAGTCAATTTTACTATGATCTATAACACATCTATAGATATCATTATGAATGTGTTGAGGACTACATGGAGAACGATTATGGAGACTATTTAATAAATTAGAATTTTTTAAAACATCTTTAAATTTTTCACATTTTTCTATGTACTCACCATCCAAAGCAATTTCAGAACTAATGTCTTTTAGTAACTGTGTAACACTTGATCCAGCTGTTTTTGGAATATGAATAAAAAATCCCACACGATTATTTCTCCTGAATATTGGCATTACTTCAATATCCAGTTTTTACAGTAAAGGTCAGAAGTATCTTTATCTGCATAAGCAGGACCAAACCACATTTTTGGTGCAATAACTTTTTTATGAGGATTATCTATTAACCATGCACCCCACCAACTCATACTACTATTAGCAATAATAGCATGAGAACATAAAGACATTAAACAAAGATCTGTATATGGTGTATATGATCCATCTGGATATTTACTACTTGGTTGAGAAATTAAAAATCTACTATCATCAAAAAAACTTTGTTCATTTACCCAATCAGGGGAATCAGAAAACACAATTACAGGTTGGTTATCATCAAAGTGCATCAATGCTCTTTCATAATATTCAATTGGTTGAACTGGATGTTGATCTCCACATTGAGTATAAGACCATTTAAATCCTCTAGGATCAGTCAGGTTAGGATCACCACGCCTTACATGAAGCATTATGGGTTCTTTACCATCAAATTCTTCCATCATCTCTTTACATGGAATTAAATGCTCATCATGAAAAGTATACTCTTCTCTAATTTGATCTTCAATATGATGAAAGTACTTTTCACTCTGAAAGAATCCATGAAGACTTATATTATCTGGACAGTTAATAAACATTTCATGATCAAAATGAAATTGTCTTTCCTGAACATATTGATAGTCATCTTTGAAGCACAGGTTTTGTTTTTCTACAGATTCTAACTTAAAACATTCATGCAAACTATAATTCTCAATTCCGGTTCTATCAAATGGAGGTATACACCAATTGTATCCATGGTATGCAGCAATACCACGAAGTGCTGCATACTCGAACATTTGATTACCTAGTCTTCCTAGGTTTCCGATTTGATTAAATGCTAACATAATCCTTTTTCATTTCATTGAATACTTTATGGATACCATCTTGAAGATTTGTTTTTGGTAACCACCAACCATGTATATAATTACTTGCTTCATTTCTTTTATCCATTTGAACACTGTCTTTCGCAAGACCTGGGTTAATGGATACATCATATTTACCAATTAAATTGAAACATCCTTCTATAATTTCAGCAACTAATTTAATTGAGTCTGATCGGAATGATGTAATATGAAGTTCATCTTCTGGTTTAAATTGAGTATAGCAATTCATAATAGTTTCAAGTGCTTCACAACAATCTTCTGCATAAAGAAACTGACGTTCTTCAGTACCATCGGTTAACATTTCAAAACTACCTTCTTCAAATCCTTTACGAATAAAGTCAGTGATTACATGAGACTTTTCATAGTCCTTTTCAATACCATATACATTCCAGAACTTAACAGTAAGTGCATTTAAAGATTGTGTGTGGAGTTCACCAACCTTTTTCATTACTCCATAAGGAGAATAACTCATATTACTCATTTGAGATGAAGCAAACACAAACCTCTTATTAAATTTTCCAAGAAGGCGAAAAACGTTTGCCATCATCCTAGTATTGTTATTAATAAATTGGAATGAATGTTGATACTTTTTAAGATATCTAGAACCACCAACATCAAAGGCAAGAAAAAATACAAAGTCTGCAGTTTCAATTGCTTTTTCTATAACAGTATTAGGATAAACCCTAAGATCATATTGTGGACCATTAACAATATCAATATCAATTACTTCATGACCTTTGTCTTTTAAATAATCAGATAGATATGCTCCAATTTGTCCACTAGATCCAAGTATTGTTACTTTCATTTTTTAATCTCTTTCTAAATTTGTTCCTTGATCCAATTATAAGTTCTGCGAATACCCTCTTCAAGAGTCTGTTCATAGTCCCAACCTAGTTTCTCACGAATAAGATTATTATTAGAGTTACGACCACGAACACCAAGAGGACCATCAATATGATTTTTGTCTACATACTTTCCAGAAACTTTTTGAACTATATCAACAAGTTTATTGATAGTTACCATCTCCTCTGAACCAATATTTACTGGTCCAATGAAGTCAGATTCCATTAGTCGTCGAGTTGCTTCAATGCATTCGTCAATGAACAAGAAGGAACGAGTTTGTAGGCCGTCTCCCCACACCTCGATAGATCCACCCTCCTCTGGGAGGTAAGCGACTTTACGGCAGATTGCAGCTGGTGCTTTCTCTCTTCCTCCTTCCCAAGTTCCTTCGGGTCCAAAAATGTTGTGATACCTAGCAATGCGAACAGGGATATCATGATTGCGATTGTATGCAAGGTAGAGTCTCTCACTAAAGAGTTTCTCCCATCCATATTCCGAATCTGGGTCTGCTGGATATGCTGATTCTTCACGGCAATCGGGGTTGTTAGGGTCAAGTTGATTGTGCTCTGGATACATACATGCTGATCCAGAATAGAAAATTTTAGTTGGATTTTTTAGAGCAGGACGGAAACATGCAGTTCCATTTTCCTCTCCATCAAAGGTCTCATTAAATTTACGAACTCCCTCAAGGACGTTCAGATTAATTGAGACAGAGTTGTGCATGATATCTGCATCATTCTCACCAGTGAAAACAAAACCTGCACCACCCATATCAGCAGCGAACTGGTAAATCTCGTCAAATGGACGAACATAACGATAAGGTACTGAAGCATAGAAGTTACCTAAGTAACCTTTAAACTGGATTACTCTATTAACAAAATAAGGATCACGAAGATCTCCTTGAATGAATTCATTAGCCTCAGAAAGAGAAAACTCAGTTTGCTTTAGGTCTACACCGCGAACCCAATATCCTTCTTGTCGAAGTCTCTTAACCATATGACTACCAATAAATCCACCCGCTCCCAATACAAGGGCAGTTTTTTTATATTCACTCATAAATCCAATACATGTGTATATAGTATGTATCATACAAAAAAAGACGGTTGTTGTCAACCGTCCCTTAAAGGTCTTTGCCATGCACGCCACTTGCTCTTTATTCTGAAGCAAGAAACAGAGCGGGAGTTTCCCCCATCCGCACCAAAGGCATTTTAGAGATGCAATAAACTCATAATAGGGTCATATTGACTCCACCAGTTCTGTTAGAGTCCATCCGTGACTAATTGGTTTTCAATAAAAGCATCAAAAGCAATACAATATCTACTATTTTTAGTAGTGTTTTTCTCTACCCTATGTAGAACCTGAGATGGAAATATTAAAAGAGTTCCATTTACAGGTTGAATAGAAACAACTCTTGTATTAATTTGATTTTGGGTTTCTACATCTGGTTGAAATGTAGACATAAAGCAATTTGGAAAATGTTCTGATTTCTCAAACACAACTTTCCCACTGTTTGGAAAAACTTCTAAGTAGTAAATTCCACTAAAGATAGAATTACTATGATAATGTCTAAGAGCAGAATCATTAAAATTGTGTTTCATTGCCCAACTACGAACAATTTTTATTTTAACGTGTTTTGCTACTCCTAGATTAACATAAGCAAAATCTTCTATTTTAGATTTAATTACATCATGCAGATCAAAAAGATTTTGGTGCTTCCAAATTTTTATATCAGAAGTAATCCAAGCATCATCTGATGTAGTTCTTTTAAAATCAAGATTTTTTACATGAGTTGTCCATGAACTTTTTACCTTTACAAAACTTTCATATAAAGGTGTTGGAAAAAGTAAATGAACATTACTCATAAATTAACCAACTTTATCTTTTACAGACATTTCAAGATCAGAATAAAGATAATCAATCAAGATTTCATAGTCATCTACAGGATCACCTGAAAAAATTACACCTGTAGATTCATAATAACGACGAACTTTTTTGAAGAGTTTTGGATTTTTTACATCCAAATAAAACTCTCCGTTTGCTGCCCCACGAAGAACTTGAACATCCTTTTTGAACTTTGAAATGATAGTCATTGTCTTGAATGATTTACAAAAGTAGTGTAGTAAGGTTTTGACTTTTTGTCTAGTGGACAGTTAATATTCTGTCCGATGCTTCCTGTGAGGATCGAACTCACCTTAGGCAAATTATGAGTTTGCTGCATTCACCAGATTGCTAAGGAAGCAAAT